ATGAGGCGGAAGCTGCCGAACTTAGAAACGCATTTCCATATAGAGCGGAAGCTGAGTTGATGGGTAACTCATCATTAAGGCCAGGTATGCCTGTTTACTTAAACGGACTGGGACCTAACTACTCTGGATTCTGGACTGTCCTAAGTACAGAGCATAAGATTAAAGAAGAAAAGTTAAAGAGCTACGTTTACACAACAGTTGTTAGCTTGGGTACTGATGGATTAGGGCAAGCTAACCGTTGGGAAGATGGACAAGATATTCAAAACCCCGTAGGTGGAAACCGTGTAATCATACCTAATAAGAAAAACACAAAGATTAAAGCAAAGACTAAGCTTGTTCGTACTGGTATTAAGTACACTACAACTACAAAAGATAGTTTTGGAAAAATTAAAAATAGAAGTAAAATAACCACTGTCAATAACAGCGCAGCTGTTTGGAAGACCGCTAATAAAGCGATTGGAAAACGGACTGCTTCTACAGAACCTAAGCGTACGGCTGCTACTGCCGCACGTGTGGCTAAGGCGGTGGCAAGAACTCGATGAAAGAATACGACGTTAAGTTCTATGGACTATACGAAGGTATCTGTGCTGAGAACGATGACCCTGAAGGTGAGAACAAGATTAAGCTTCAGGTCCCTCAGGTAATGGGACAAGAGATGACAGAGTGGGCTAGACCATGCCTGCCTGTAACTTCTAACTCTAACCACCCTGACCATAAGAAGCATCTAGCTGCTGAAGTGGCTGCTCTTCTTCAAGCACACGCTAATCATTCTGAGACTATTGGTACAACCTCAAATGGAGTTCCTGGAGTTACTGGTGGAGGTTCGCACGGACACTCTATAACAATAAACCTTGCTCACACTAATAACCACACAGGTAACAGCCTAAGCCTTGACCATGCTCATGAGACTGATGTTGATACAGATAACAAGTGGAATGACGATTTAGAAATAACTACAGAATTCCCTGAGCACACGCCACACAGGTTGGTGCCAGCGGTAGGACAAAAGGTCTGGGTTATGTTTATTGCTGGAGACCCTAACTTTCCAGTATGGATGGGAGTAGAACTATGAGTGATGTATCAACGGCTATAAGCTTGCCGTTTTCTTTTAACTCAAACGGGTCGATTACTGTAACAAGCGACCCTAAAAAAATATGGCAGGACCGAGTTGTTATTGCAGTCATGACTGCCTACGGTGAAAGGGTTATGCGTCCAAATTTTGGGAGTGCAGCTAAGAGTGCAGTCTTTGAACCAGAAGACACTGCTAAGAGCCTAATCAATCAAGCTGTGACAACAGCGTTTGGTATGTGGCTAAAACCGTTAAGTCTAACTAAGGTTACTTATCACTTAGATAGTAGCGAACAACATTACTTTAATGTTTTTTACACATATGGCGGAGACGCGATAAGCGAGAGTGTAACGATAAAGACTGCTATCCTAAGCAGAGCAGGAGAGACACTACTGGAGGTGCCTAGATAATGGCTGACGATAACTACATCCCCCAAGTTGATTATACGTCTAGAGACTACTCGTCTATTAGAGAAGACCTGATTGAGCTAATCCCGTACTACGCTCCTCAGTGGACAAACCGCGACCCAGCGGACTTTGGCATGACCATATTGGAGTTGTTTGCTTATATTGGCGATGGTTTGCACTACTACATCGACCGCACAGCAAATGAGTCTTTCATTGAGACCGCTAGCCAGCGAGAGTCTGTCCTTCAGATTGCTCGTCTACTTGGCTACACCCCAACAAGAACAACCCCGTCAGAGGTACTTCTTACTTTCCAGAACTCTTCAAACGCTGTTATCACTGTGCCAAAGCGCACAAAGGTTGCAGCTAACGTAACTAACAACGGAGTTACCTCACAGATTGTATTTGAAACAGATAGCGCAATAACCGTACCAGCTAAGTCTGGCGGCAATAACGGCTCTAATACTGTAACCGCTACACAGGGTGAAACTGTTGAAGCAGAGACTATTGGAACATCTGATGGTAGTGCTAACCAAGTCTTTGAACTTGGAGAGCTTTCAGTTATTAAAGGAAGCATCTTGATTGACGTCAACGGTGTTATCTATACAGAGGTTCCTTACTTAGTTGACTACAGCGGATACGACCCAGTGTTCTCTACTTATACAAACTCTGATGGAACAACCTTTGTTCAGTTTGGTGACAGCATCAGTGGAAGAATCCCATTAAATGGTGTGAGCCTTGAAGCTACTTATCGCGTAGGTGGCGGCACATCTGGAAATATTCCTGCTAACACAATTAAGTTTATTAAGACTAATGCCTCAAACGGGCTGTCTGTAAGTAACCAGGATTCAGGTTTAATTTCTGGCGCTGCATCTGGTGGTGCTGATGAGGAGTCAACAGACTCTATTCGTATTAACGCCCCTAAGAGTATTAGAGCATTGAACAGAGCCGTGTCTCTAAGTGACTATGCGTCTCTTGTAATTCAAGTATCAGGTGTGGCTAAGGCTATATCTGTTGCAGATGTGTATAGCAGCGTAACTGTTTACTTTGCTCCTTATGGAGACAGCGGCTTACAAAGCGATGGTATTACAACATCTGTAGTCTTTAACAACTTGAAGACTGAGATTGACGAATACCTAGTTGATAAAATTCCAGCTGGAACTACAGTAACGCTTCAACCACCTACTTATGTTCCAGTAACTGTTGCTGGAGGCATTATTGTTCTACCTACCTATCGACAAGATAAGGTGTTAGAAGATGTTAAAGCTGCAGTTCAAAACCTATTTGATTTTAATAACGTGGTGTTTAACGATTACATTAGTTACTCTGATGTATTAAAAGCTATGGATGGGGTTGAAGGCGTTAGCCGCGCCAACTTACAGAAGCTTGTAAGAACAGCTAGTGACCAGACATTTACTGTAACTAATAAAGTACTTAGTGGTGGAGTTGCAACACTTACAACTTCAGTAAACCACAACGTAACTGTTGGTCAGTTTATATCTGTGACTGGTGTAGATAGTACCTTTAATGGTGTTGCAAGAGTAACAGCTAAGGGCGCCAACACTATTTCATATGAGGCTCTTGCTAACAACGTCAGCACCGCTGCGTCTACTGGCTCTATTACCGTATATGAAGTTAATGATATTGAGTGTGCTAAGAGTGAACTCCCAACACTTTCAAGTCTAACTGTTAGTGCTTCTGGAGGTATTACTCTCTAATGGCACGTTACGGTCTTGATTACTATAGCAATTTAGATTTTCCTCTAAGCTACTATGGTCCCGATTCTCCGCTTTCATTTGTAGCCGAAGACTTTCAGGCTCTTTCTACTTCCTATGGAAAGATTACTTTGTCATGGACTACTCCTGTTGGAGCCTGGGCAAAACTCAAGATTGTAAGAAACAAGTACGGCTACCCTGTAAATATTACGGATGGCTTGACTGTCTTTGATACTACACGTGGCTTAGACCCTCAGTTCTTTGACGACACACTTCCAGCTACGGAACCAAGAATCTTTTACTACTCTCTGTTTGTACTAGAAACAACACAACTTCAGTGGGTAGTTGCTGGGCGAGTATCTGGCTTGTCTGTATTTAATTACAAAATGCAAACAAAGCTATATGAGTACATACCAGAGGCTATGAAGTTAACCCAGCCATATACAGCTAACTCTGGAACAGATAACGCAGACCTAAGAAATTTCCTAGGTCTTTTTGGATTTCAATTTGATTACATTAAATCATTAGCTCAGATATCTAGAGAGAAGTACAACCCAGAAAAAACTCCTGGAGTACTTCTAGCGCCTCTTCTAACTCAGTTTGGACTTAACTATGAACCTGAAATTGGGTTTGAGCGCTCACGTGTACTACTAAGAGATGCGCTTATTGTAGAGAAATCAAAGGGAAGCCGTGACGGACTTCGCAACTATGTTCGTGGGTTTACTGGATGGGGTGTTATTGAGAACAAAGACGCTACAGTAGCAAACAAGCCAACTGAAGGCATTCAAATAAGCCACAATATTTTGCTTGATTACAACGATGCTTCTTTTGAAGAAGGCGTTGGACACTGGGTGTCTCCAAACTCTAGCGGTACTTTATCTCAAGTTGCTAGAAAAGAAATCACTCAAGTTGCAGTAGTAGGTAACACTGGCCGTCTATACATCGGTTCCCACGGATATAAAGTTGGAATGAAGATTTTTATTTTTAATGTTCCTTATCCTATTTTTAATAAAACAGTTACGTCTGTAGCTATCACAGCAGTAGACAACGATTCTATTTCTTACTCTTTAACTTCACCTGATATATCTTTACGTAATGCCTACAATTACGCAATTGATGAGGCGCCCTACATTGTTCCGCAACCAGAGCCATGGGTTGAAGCAACAACCCCATCCTTATTTCCTAATAAAAGAAAAGGACTGTTGGCTATAAAAAATGCTTTAAATGAGACTGCTGAAGTAACCGTGTCTTGTGGAGATGACAACCCTGTTACTGACGGCGTCCCTGTTGACAGTGGTCAAACTTACACATTTAGTTTCTATAGCGGTTCTAATTTAAACTCTCGTTCTATGCAGGCTGCTGTTAAATGGTACGACCGCTTTGGTGTTTTAATTGAAACTACTACTGGTACTTCTGCAAGTAATACCGTTGGGTCGCTTGGGGCTCGCCCATTTGTAACTGATATTGCTCCCACAAAACTATTTTTAAATGCTATTACTAGTGGAGGAACTGGATACGGTAATGGCTCATTTACCAACGTGCCTTTAACTTATGTATCAGGTAAAGAACCTACTATTACTCCGCTAGCAAACGTGTTTATTAGCGGCGGCGTCGTGCTTTCTGCATCTATTCCCAACGGTGGAGCTGGTGCTGATACAACTACAGTATTTACTATTAACAACTCTTACTTAGGAGGTACAGGTTCTGGGCTTCAATTAACTGTACAGAAAGCTCAAGAGTCTTACTACGCTGTCCCTCAGATTATTATATCAAGTGTCGGGGCAAGCTCTTTAAATGAGTATCACTTTATTGATGCTGCTCAGTTTGAAAAGTCAGCTACTGTTACATCCTATGATGATGCTAGAACTGTTCACTTAACCTTTAAAGCAAACAGAATTAATGAACTTACAAACCCTAGGTTTGAATCCCCTACTACTCCATGGTCTGTAACTAACGCAACTTCTGCTGTAGTTAGCGGTTCTGCTGAACCTAACATTGACTTTTATAATGTAAGAAGTAAGCAATTAGCAGCAGGAGTAGCAAAACTTATTACAGACATAGTGCATACTTACAAGTCTGGCGATGTTGTAGTTATTACAAATATGGGAGCCCCATTTGACGGGGTAAAGACACTACTATCTGCTGGTGATAATGAGCTAACTTTTAATGCATCTGGTTCAACGGTTGTTCCAACAGCGGTTACTGTTGGAGAAGTGTACAAATCTGGAAACGCGTTTAGAGTTACATCCTCAGGAACTACCCAAGTATTGGTTAAGTCAACTACAACATCTGCTGACCTTATGGGAATCTACTACCCTGAAACCGCTTATTCATTTAGCGTGTACGTAAAAGCTGGGCAAACTTCTAACCCTGTAACCCCATCTATTGTTTGGTACAACTCAAGCAAAACAGTTATTAGTACAGCGTCGGGAAGTGCATTTCCTGTTAACGCTACTGGATGGACGCGAGCTTCAGTCACAGCTGTAGCTCCAGATAATGCAGCTTACGCACACGTGCAGCTGGCCTGGACCCCACTAGCGGCATCAGACATCCTTTATACAGACGCTTCTCTATTTGAAAATAGTTTCTTTGTATTAGAATACTTTGACGGCAGCGTAGGCTTTAGCTCTACAGCTGAGCTCTTCTGGGAAGGCGCTGCTCCTAATGCTGGGCGTAGCCACTACTACAAGAACCGCGTGGCTATTGAAAGCCGTATGAACGCAGGAGCCCTTGACGAGTACGTTGGCCTAGGTGCTTCCTATGCCGTGTATCTTGCTCAACCAAAGACGTAGTAGGATAGTCCTATGCTAGACCTAATACTCATCGGTTGCTTTACAGCTTTCCTGCTTGCAGTCATAGAGCCGCTAGTTTCTATTCTAAGTATTTTTATTAGTAATAGGATTATTAATGCTATTTCCTCAATTATTTTCTCAAGCATTGGATGTTGGTTAGTTGAAATTTCAACTACTAAGGGAGTCGTACTATATGCCGTATCTAGTGCGTTTCTCGGCTCAGCACTGCTGGCTATCGTAGAACGGGTGGCTGTATACAAACCAGCCATAGTTAACCCGACTAGACCAGAATAAGAAATTGTGTAGTATGGGTCTCCTAACAAGGAGGTCTTATGGAAAAGTACTTTGTTATCGTAGGTGGTAACGGGGAAACAAGTCGGGCAAACATTGAAGCCCTTATGGAAGATTATTACTATGCAAATGGTAATGAGGGGTTCTTAGTACTCCCATATAAATCAAAGCCGTCACAGGGTCAGGTCTTTGCTGCCCAGTACGCAAAAGATAAACACAAAGATATTTTAATCTTTGCTCCAGAGGATGCGACACACGAAGGCATCCCCGCGGCCAGTATGAACGTAACTATAAAGCCGTTCGAGGAAGCTGCATCAAAATTAAAGAGCTCTAAGACCTCAGCTTTTATCTTGTGGGATGATGAAGACCAGGACTCCCAGCATATCTTGGCAGTCTGTAAAGAGAACGACGTTCCTTGTTTTGATTTAAGTGATGGTCTTGCTCCTATCTCTGCTGCTCCAGATATCAAGGCAATCAAAGAGCCAGAGTTTCCCAAGGAAGAGGTTATAGAAAAGAAGGAGGTTCCCGTTGTTCAAGAGGAGGAAGAAGAAGAGTACGAAGAAGATGACGAAGACTGGGAAGACGACGAGGAAGAAGACGAGGTCGAGGATATGGAGAATCTCCATCAAGGAATCGAAGCCATAGCCCGTATCTTTGCTAAGGTATTTATTGAGGAACTGGAGAAGGCTAAGGGTGATGGAACCGATAAGCCCTAAAGCCCTAGGTATACTCCTACATATTCGCTCATTCGGGGCTCTACGGGGCGCTGAGGGCCTTTCTGAGGCCTTCCAGACGGGTGTTAAGGTAATCCGCTCAGGGCTGACTGAGCTCCGTTCTAGGGGCTACGTGGCCCTAGAGAAGGGTAGGGGTCAGGGCGGCCACTACTGGAGTCAGTTGCTAATCACTGAAGAGGGACTAGAGTATCTATCACGGTATGCCGAAAAGGCAGGCGGACGGAGTGCCAAAAAGGAACGCGGACCGCATGCCAAAAAAGGCAACTCCATTCCACAGAATAGCAATATAGCTAATTATCCTAATAGTCTATATACAAATTCTTTATTAAAAGAGGGTCCGACGGAGTCGGACCACAATGAAACTTTTGAAACTATGGACCTAAAGATTGGAGAGCAAATGTTAGGCGGGGACCCAATTGACCCTGATGACTTGGCAGAACTAAAGGCAAAGGACCGCGAGCGAAAGCGCCGCGAAAAAACAGAGGCTCGTCAAAGTCGTCACGCAGATAAAGTTATTGAACTTGCTAGTCGTGATGTTAAGGACTGGACACCTAGTCAAGTCTCTACATACTTTGCGGACCAGATGAAACAAATCTGGCACATCGCTGAGTGGACCGCTACTCGCTCTGGATTAAATGGCGCTATTGAGTTGCTCCGCGAAAAGCATGACACCAATGGTGAAGAAGAGAAAGCTTTAATTGATAGGTTCTTATCAACTATCAAGCATGACAAGAGACTTGACAACCCAGATATGGTGTGGCGTATGTTTGCGAAGAGAGCACCAGGTATGCTTCCAGACATCCGCAGAAGTAGTAACACTGATGTTGATGTTGCAGCACTTAAGGATGACGCATCTAAATCATGGGAGGGTTTTAATGTATAAGTTAGAAGAACAAAAAGTTAGACGTCGTTCTTGGATACAGTCTGCTGGTATTCCGTACCTACTTCAGGGTTGGACTTTAGATGATTGCCAACAATCAGACCAAGAAGATATTAAAAAGATACGTGCTTGGGTTCAGGCTGTGTCTGATGGCAAAGTAGTACGGGCCGCTGGTAATCCATCATGTGGAAAAGGTCTTCTATTATACGGCAACCCAGGGCGTGGAAAAACTACTTTAGCTTTGTCGACTATCCAAGAAATGATGTTAACCCTGCCAATTGAGGCTTTTGACGTAAAGGCTAGCGAGTCATTGATTAGGCCTTGTTACTTCATGACCTTTAATGATTTCTTAAACCTTAAAGGTTCTATGATGAATGAGCCGACAGATGACCAGGACACCCTCTATCATGGTGTTCTAGGTGAGTCTTTAGCGGATGCCTACAATATTCGTGTATTAGTTTTAGACGATATTGGCAAGGAACATGCGGGTCTCTCTGGGTGGCAAAAGAACATGCTCCATCATCTTTTGCGCACTAGATATAACAACGGATTACCAACTATCATTACAACAAACGTAGAACTAAATGATTGGGCAGGCCTCTATGGAGACGCAACAGAGAGTTTCGCAAGAGGTGCGTTTGCCTATTTACCAGTCGTGTCACAAAGAGGAGACCTACGTAAATGAGGAATGCTGTGAATGAAGAGTACAGACTGGTGCAGGTTTTCCTAAGCCAGACTCAGACCCCAGGTCCAGGAATCTACGAAGTATCAGTTCAAGAAGGAACTGAGAAATTATTTTGTACATGCCCTGGCTTTAAAGGTCGTGCCACTTGCAAGCATGTCAAGTTTGTAAAGACGCGCATTGAAAATAATAACGGCAACTATCCTTTAGAAATTTCTAGCCGTGCATCTAAAGATGATGCAGAAAAGGCTCGCCAATCTAATACCAACTTTAGAGAATTTGTTATTAAGTTTGGAAAGATAGAGGTATTCTAACCCCATGAAGCATGGGGATATAAGTAACGAGTTACCAAAAAGGCTACTGGTTACCACCGACATTTTCTTAACACTTGAAATTAAAAAAGGCAAGAAGCTTAAAATAATTCCAACTGTTAAGATAGATAAAAAGATTGACAGAGCCATCCTTAGCTGGTTGTATCTGTATACAAATAGAACAGGCTTTACATTAGAGCTTGTCTCATATGATTTAACGGAACAAGATTTATCTACATTGGTTGACCAGCTTGACAAGGCAGGTACTAACCCGTTTAGATACTTCACGGCATACGACACGGTCAACCATCTGGTATCTGAGTTACCTCTCAGACCCGAAGTTGTAGGTGTTGTTGATATACAATCAAGACTTCTACGATACGGGCACTGGGGGCGAGACTTTAAAGGCTTATGAACAATGAAACTAAACTACTAAGCAAAGTACTTGCTGACCGCGACCTAGCTCTTCTATTTGAACGCGGTGTCCATGACTCCTGGTTCGTTGACCCAGATAATAAACAGGTATGGAAACTAACCCGCGAACACTTCACCACTTATGCTGAAGTACCAAGCCTTGATGTAATCAGACAAAACTTTCCTAACTATAAGTTAGTAGATGTACACGACTCTTTAGAGTATCTAATTGATGTTGTAGTTAAAGAGCGCCGTGTTGCAGCCACAATCAAGATGATTGATGGGGCTATTAAATTTATTGATGCTCAAGACCATGAGACAGCGCTTCTTACATTACAGAGCGGTATATCCAGTCTTGAAGAAGACGGCCTAAGTAAGAGCAGCGACTTAGATGTAACTAACGAGCCTCTATCTCGTTGGGATGAGTACGAGTACCGCAAGAACAACCCAGGGCTTCTTGGAGTTCCAACAGGATTCCCAACTATGGACCTAGCAACTGGCGGTCTACAAGACGGTCAGCTAATTGTTATTGTGGCTCCGCCTAAGACTGGTAAGTCAACCCTTGCATTACAGATTGCACAGAACGTGCACATGCAAGATAAGAAAGTTATGTTCCAATCTTTTGAGATGAGCAACAGCGAACAGATTACTCGTTATGACTCTATGCGAGCCCGCATTTCCCACAGCAGACTTATCAACGGCTTGCTTACACCAGAAGAAGAAGCAAGATACAAGCAGAAGCTTGAGAACATTACAAAGATGCGTGAGAAGTTTTGGTTAGTAGACGCTGCATCAGGCATGACTGTAACTGGTATTGCCAGCAAGATTCAGGTACTGCATCCAGACATTGTCTTTATTGATGGTACTTATTTAATGATTGATGAGCAGACTGGTAAGTCAAACGAGCCCCTTGCTATCACTAACATCACCCGTTCTTTAAAGCGCATGGCTCAAAAGTTTAAGGTGCCTATTGTTGTATCAACTCAGGCATTGAAATGGAAGATGAGCAAGGGTCAAGTAACTGCTGACTCTATTGGTTACTCATCATCTTTCCACCAAGACGCAGACGTTTTGTTTGGTTTACAGCGTGAAGATGAGGCGGTAGACGACACACGTTTACTAAAGATTCTTGACAGTCGTAACTCTGGTCGCGCAGAAGTATCACTTATGTGGGATTGGAATAATGGACAGTTCCGTGAGATTGATGGAAGTGACCTATGACCATAGAGGAAATGGAAGACACACTCGAAAGGTTAGGTATTGAAGTTGTTTCTACTAGAGGTTCCGAAATCCAAGGCTATTGCCCAGCACATGTTGAGCGTACGGGTCACGAAGACCGTAACCCGTCGTGGTGGATTAACTCAGACACAGGTGCTCATATATGTTTTTCATGCCACTTCAAGGGTGGACTGTTGTCCCTGGTTTCCTATATTCAAAAATGGGACTTCGACAAATCTAAAGAGTGGCTTGAAGATGGAACAACAAATCTTAGTGCTGCATTACAAAAAGCAGTAAAGCCTAAAAAAGTATTTGAAGAGCTGACTTATATAACTGAGTCAATGCTATCTGCGTTCGGTACGCCACCAGAGGACGCATTAAAAGCTAGAGGTTTAGCAGCATCTGCAGCAGCAGACTACGAAGTTCTGTGGGACAACCGACACAGCAATTGGATTACTGTTATACGCGACCCATATACCCACAAGCTTTTGGGATGGCAGGAGAAGGGTCACAAGTCTAGGTTCTTTAGAAACCAACCTACTGGCGTACAGAAAAGTAATTCTTTATTTGGTTTTAAACAATATACAGGCGGAGACATGATTGTTGTTGAGTCTCCATTAGATGTTGTGCGACTAGTTTCTGTAGGTATTAAGGGAGGTGTTAGTACCTACGGTTCTATCGTCTCTATGCAACAGTTCAACGTCATCAGAGGGGCCGATAGGGTTATCTTTGCTATGGACAACGATACCTCTGGGCGTGAGTCATCTGTAAACCTTTTAATTTTATGCCAAGAGTATGGCAAGGAAGCCTGGTTCTTTAACTATGGGCAGACAGACATGAAAGATGTTGGCGGAATGAGCAAAGCCGAGATACAGTACGGCCTAGACAACGCTCGTCACATGGTGCACGGAAAGAAGGCAGTACGTTGATTATTGGACTGACAGGCTACGCTCAATCTGGAAAAGACTCAGTTGCTAATATCCTTGTAGAAAACTATGGGTATCAACGAGTAGCTTTTGCTGACCCTATACGCAAACTTCTTTATGAAATGAACCCCACTGTTAAAGACGGTGGCTATAGAGTCCAAGGTGTTGTTGATGGATACGGCTGGGATGTAGCAAAGACTGCGTTCCCTGAAGTCCGTACCTTGTTGCAGACTTTAGGTGTTGGCGCTCGAAAAACTTTTGGTGATATGTTTTGGGTAAACCAAGCTTTAAGTGGCCTTCAGTTGTTCGGTGAAGCTAATTACGTTATCACCGACGTTAGATATCCAAATGAAGCTAATGCC